GGACTACAAAGAATGCGAATGTCCTTTCATAGATACTTTTCGCCTATTGGTTTATAATACCAAGTTTGTTGAGGATAATTTTTATAATGCAAAAGAGCAAAAAGGAGTATTCACTTTAAGTAAGGAAAATGCTGACATTGAAAAAGAATTATTGGAAAAAGAAGCTATAAGACAAGACCTACTTACAAAATACCAAGATAAAAAAAACGTTATTGAGCGTTTAATTAAAGATAAAAACAATAAAGAAAATGAATATATTGATTTAATATGGAATAAAGCAGAACCTTTTAGATCATCTGACTTAAAGATCTTGATGAAAGGTCAGTTAGGAAGCAAGAGATCATTTTATGAGCAAGTTAAAAAAGCCCCTCAAACCACTGACGTTAATATCGAGTCACTTGCTCAAGAATATAGTATTCTTTTAAAGAACAAAGATAAATTCACTGCATCAATTACACCTTTAGAAAAATATATCATTTCAGAAAAAGATAAAGAATCTTTATCCACTCCGATTATAGACTCAAGTAATAGCTATTTGTCAGAAACAATTAAACAACTTCAAAACCTTGACTGGGTGAAAAAAGGGAAGGAATTATATTTAAATGGCACATGTTGCCCATTCTGCCAAGAAGACACTATTAAAGACAAATTTTTAGAAGCAATAGAATCTATCTTTGATGATAGCTACTCCAAGAAAGTTGACCAAATACGCATTATCAGATCGTCTTATGAATCCGCTACCATAGATAATTTAAAAAAAATAAAACAAGAGATTTCATCTTGTGAATT